CTTTCCTTCCGGCCAAATTTTCCGAGAATTCGACCGGGGGTGTCACCATTTTTCTTCCGTGAGGAGCGGTTTCTTCCTCGAGTACCGATACAATTTGAAGTCTTCCACGCTTCGTCCATGGACTTCATCGTGGCACCTGTGGCAAAGGCTGACCAGGTTGTCGTCATCATATGCCAGTTCCGGATAATCTTTGACCTCGAGTATGTGGTGGACGCATACCGACCGCCGCACCCGTCTGTATCCCGGCTGCAATATCTCCCCGGTCTCAGCTGCCTTCCGGATCCGCGCAAGACACCGCTGACATTCCCAGTGGTCGCGCTTCAGGATCTCCTGCCGTTTCTTCCGCCACCTTTTGCAGTTGTAATATTTGTATGCTTCTTCGTCCGTCATCGGTTAAATAAAATGGCGGGACCTCGTCAGCCCCGCCCGGTGAATTTTTATAGCGGCTTACGCCTGCCGCTTATGCAGAAAGGAGGTTTGAAGTAGGCAGCCCGGCTAAGGCCATGAACCACAAGTGAAGCGGCAGGGCGGGAGCTGGGGAGGCGCGGGAGCATCAGCCCGCTTTTGTTCCCACCTTGCCACGCTAACATCTTAGCATGTATTTTTTTCCCCGGTGTCTCACTTTAAATAAAATTAAGTTTGTCCGCGATGGTGTAGACGAAGAAGGACTTCCATCTCCCGTACGTTGCCCGCCCTGCATCGAATGGGTATGGCGTGTCGTACAGCACGGAATTCCATACGCCCTTGCGATACTCAGGTGGGACAAGCGCCAGAGCCTCATCGATGGCGGCAATCACTCTGCCGATGTGCTCGAGCTTCACAGCTTTCTGGAATGTCGGATCGGACGCGCCGCCCTTCCCGCGTGGCATTCCGTCAGACGGGCCCGGGCTCTCTTCGGCAACAGCTTCGTACAAGTCCTTGAGCCGATGATAATCACGGACTTGCCAGAGGGTTTGTCTGTAGACTTCCCGCGGTAACGTATATTTACCTTTCTTCCTCTGGTAGTCCCTCGGCATCGTAGTCACTCCTTCTTGGTTTCCTGCAGTCTCTCTATCCATCGCTGCCTCTTCTCGTACATGAGCTTCAAGTCAGGCTTGAGCCCGGCGACATCCGCGCTGTTCAAAAGGTCGCCGTATTCCTCGATTACGTTCTTCCATGTTTCATCGAATGCTGCCGGCGTTGGGTTCTCTCCGCGAAGGATGCGAGCGCATTTTAGTAATCCATGTCCGAACTCAAAGCATTCCTCCGCTGATTGCTCCAGCGCCGCCGCCAATCCGATAATGTCGCATATCTCCTTGTTGGTCATGACGCTTTCCCCTCCTGTTCTGTTGTGGGCATCCCGCCTATCCATGTTATCCCGCGCACGTTTCCGAGCCGCGCCGCGATACCCTGTTGGAGTTCTTGCCAGTTGATGCAGTCATCCTGAAGCAGCTCAGCCGCGTCGTTGAATGCCTCGATGAACCGGGCCACGCGCACCGAGCCGAACCCGAAGGTATCGTGGAGTATCGCAATAGTCAGCAGGGTGACCGTGGTCAGCACGTTCTTCTTGGTGCCGTCAACGAAGTCTTTTGTTTGCCGTTCGGTTACGCCGATCGGGATGCCCAGCGCACCGCGCCGCTTCAATTCCTTCCTTAGTGCTTCGACATCGCCGCCACTCTCATCGAGTAGCCGCATACAAAAGCTCATGCCCTCCATGCGCCATCGTTCTTCCTTAGTCATCGCGTAACCTCCTGAATAGTTCGAGAGCCACCGCCGCAATAAAGAACAGCACCATCACGGGCCAGACGAAGAAGGACAAGACCACGAAGGCAAGCGTGGTTCCTTCTTCCGCGTCTTCGCCCGCAAGCGTGACCGTGGCGATCGCGAAGAGACAGCCGATGATGAGGTAGGCCATAGTGAAGATGATAGGTTTGATCATTCGGTGTCCTCCTTGTATGGTGCGGGTAGGGGTAGCCACGCCGTGACCTTGCCGTATTGCCCATTCGCAACCACCCAGCCGCGGGCTTTGCCATCATCGGGCCACAAACGCGGCTCATAGCTATATCGCCCAATCTTCACAACCTCATCATCTGGGCGTCCACAATCAACCATTGATACGAGCACCCATTCGCTTGATACTTCTCCACGCTTATATGGCATTCGTTCGCTTGCTTCCGGCAACCTCTCACTGCACGGTATCCAGTGCTGTTCTGGCTGTGCGGATGGCAATTTCTCCAACATATCCACAACAAAATATTTCACTTCGACAGTTGACCATGTATGGAGCAAATTCTTCCGTTCCCGTTTTGTAAGTTCTGTCAGAAAAGCATCAATCGCCACTTGCCTGTAAATTAAATCATCTTGCATATCATTACCCCCACTCCTATGCCCATAGCAAACATCCATAATGTCCACCAATCACGGTCATCCATCCTGTTCGCCTCCATCCACATAGTCGAGCCATGCGTTTATCAGTTTCCCTAAATCGCCGGTTCTGGTAAAGCACTGTTTTATTCGCCGTCCTTCTATGCCAAACTTCTTCTTCACGTTTACCTCTAAATCTGGGTCATCTGCTTCGTCCATGCAGTAGATGTATGCACGGATGTAATTCCTGTTCTTGGTTGGGTTCCCTAAGGCTTTAGGCTTTCCCGATTTCTTATTACCGTGAAGCTCTTCGTACTTTTTCGCATAACTAAACGCAAATGTAGTAACAGGGTCGCGCGCTGTAAAGCGTAAAGGTCGCATACGCTTCATGTGGTCATACTCTGTGTGTCTTTTCTCTCGTTCTTTTCTGGCAAGCGCAGCCAATGCTGCCCCGGCAGTCGGGTCATAGTATCGTTCAGAGTTGAAGTAAGGTGAATCGTATTTACTCATCTTGTTCACCTCCCCTCTCTTATCACCGATACCACGTACCATGTACACAGCACCATTATGAAGCTCTCTCGTTCCGGATAGCGCACTGCTGTATAGACAATCAGCACTGCCAGCAAAATCTGGTAGAGCGCTCTTACGACTTCCATCATCTCTTTGCCCTCCTGTTCCATGCTTCGATTGCTTTTTCTGCGCTTGCATATTCGGGGCTGACACAGAAAAATTCTCCGCGGCTCCCACATCTTGTGCATACGACATAAGATGCGTCCTTTCCGTCAAATCGCCCAGATGACAACTCAGCTTCCTCTCCGCAGAACGGGCACGGTTTCAGCTCCATCATTTTCTCATCCTCCACAAATCCACCGCGTTCTTCGCGGTCAGGACAAACCAGTAGGCCGTGATCGCGGGCCAGACCGGCCCGTTTCCTGCCGCCAGGTTCGCGGCCACATACCCGGCGATCACCATCAGGATCAGCACTAAAAACTCACTCATCGCTCACCTCCCATGATTGCTCCCACGATGCCCACCAAGGTCACTATGATCAAGACTTTGATAATAAGTTCCGTATTCAAATTTGCCCTCCCTTCTGAGCTTTGCCGCCTGCGGGCCGCGCACGTAATGGGTACCCGCCAGTGACGGAACCGCCATCGCCACGTCAGGTCTCCATCCGCGCTGCAGCCTGCTCTGGATGTTCGACTTTGTCAGTCCGCTTTCCGCCGCCATCTCGGCGACCGTCAGCATCCGACCGCCGCCCACGTCATACCGCGCAACCGGCTTGCTGTTCGTATTCTTTAGTCCGTACTTCTCCATCCAGTGCAGGATGGTGGTATGGTGCATCCCTGATGCCTTGGCGATGTCGTGATTGCTCATGCCCTGCCTGATGCACTCTTCCAGCACTGCCTTGTCCCAATAGTCAATCTTGCCGCGGAAGTACGCGTACGCCGGTCTGGTTGGTACGCCATGCTTCTTCATGTGGTCTCTGACCGTCGCCGGGCTGACATACAGCTTGTCCGCCATCTCCTCAAGGGTGAGCCGTTCATCCCAGTACATCCGCCGAAGCACTTCGGGATCGCGATAGTCCTCTACTTTTTCCATCTTCCTGTCCTCTTTTCTGCTTCCAGTATTCGTCTGAATTGATCCGCCCGGGCAGCTGCGTCCTTCCGCTCAGCCTCCTTCCACGCGTCATACTCGGCCCGGGCCTTGATGTAGTCCTCGCATTTGCTGTGGCATCCGGGATACCGCTTGGTGCATCCCCGGCAGTTGGTTTTGGGTGCTAACATGCTTTCGCCTCGATTCTTCATGTACTGAAAAACCACCGTTGATACCGTTGATATCGTTGATGCATCAACGGTGCCATCAACGGTACTCCCCTATCAACGGTAACGACTTTTTTAAGAGAATGGTATATCTGAAGCCCCGTATTTACTGGCTTCTTCCCATACCATCAACGGTACTTCTTCATTTTCATCAACGGTATCAACGGTAGATCTCTGAATTTTATATAACTTCCCACCTGACCCATTGTTGATGATTGAAATTTTTACATGTTCGCGTTCCAGGAACCGACCCTGATGTCGGTGCAAAAACCCACCGACGTGCTTTGGGCTTTCCGTGATCGGAATACCAAGCTCGATTGCGTCGTTGATCAGCGTTGCACACCGGCCCTTCCAGACCAGCTGATTGTTCGCTATCTCAATTACAGCCTGCCTGATGTTCGACTCGGCGTACTCGGTCTCCATTTCGTATCGTTCGCGATCAGCTGAATTAACACCTTCAACCATTACCCATTGCGCCTTCTCCAACTTCACGTTCAGCTCCGGAAGGCCGTCAATGGTTTTGCCCTTCACGCTGATATGAATTGGGTCATCTTTCCTCTTGCGGAACATCACGATCATCTGAGATGCAGCACCCTGCAGTCCCGTACTGCCGAGAATGTTGGCAAAAGGATCGTCAGGATCAACAGCTTTCCTGTCATGACACACCAGCACGATACAGATATGATGCTTTTGCGCCAGCTCGTTTAATGGTGTAATATCACGGTATGCGTGTTCGTACTCTGTCTCTTTCTGACTCTTTGAAGCGCTGCGGATGATCTGGAAGACGTCGATCACGACCACACCAAGGTTCGGATCCTGCCGAAGGTAGTCTTCTATCTGCGGAACGAAGCCGTTCTCCAACGACACCGTTTCGGTATCCAGATAGAAGTTCTTCGGCGCTGGCGCTCCATTCAAGATTTTCTTCAGCCTTCGTTGCTGAAGACTTTCGCCGGTCTCCAAATCCAGATACAGCGTGGAGCACTGGTTGGTCTTGTAACCGAGGAAGTCATCACCATTAGCGATTGCTACGCACATAGCCATTGCAAACCACGACTTACCGAGCTTCGGCTTTGCTGACAGAATGCAGGTTCCCTCAACCAGTAACGGCAGCTCCGCACCAACACCGATGAACACCTTCGGTTCCGGGATGTCCTTTGCCAGCAGCTCGCTTGCGTCCTTCAGCTTCCGGAACTTGACTTCCTTCTTCTTTGGCTTTTCGGCAGTGGGCTGTTCTTCCCGCTTCGCTTCAAGGTGTCGCTTGTAACCGACATCATATTTTTCGTCCAGCAGATCAGGATCCTGATCATACGCGTCTGGTTCAAACTTCAGCCGCACGTCCTGCCACTTGTACCTTCGGCAGGAATTGTGATGACACTTAAAAGCAATCGCCCCGTTGGAGTACAGAAAGATCTTTGCATCCCCGTTGGTATGGCTGCTGTCGAACGGGCAGTTGTCCAGTCTGAAGATCTTCGCCCTGTCGTTGCTGTCTTCGGTGTAGGTCAGGCCGTTGCGATCCATGAACGCAAGCAGGTCAAATTCCTGCTTTGGTACGCTTACACCACGCGCCGGTCTTGCCTGTTCAGGCTGTTCCGGAAGCTCACCCGCCAGCGCCTCGAGGATTTCCCGCCCGTTCACCCTGATTTCGCCAGGCACATGCAGCAGTCCGCTCATCCTGTGCGGTCGCTTTTCCGTGCTGGTTCCTTTTTGTGCCAGCGTGCCGTGGAGCTTGCAGATCCGGGACGGGTTGCTGTTGGTCGTGTCGATCTTGACATCGGCAGTATCGAACAGCGCCGACAGCGTCTTCAGGCACCGTTCCACAAGTCCCTGCCCGGCAGCATCTGTAGGAATATCGATGCGGTAAAGCAGGTGATAACCATTGCCTGACATTGCCCTGACCGGCTCTTCAAAGCCGAGGCTCTGCAGGTACTTACCAACAGTTTCTGACAGCGCCCCGGCTTTCTGAAGCTCTTCCTCGCTCGAGGATATCCCCGTAGGTCGGACGGGATCCAGATCAACGAACAGCCACCTATATCGCGTGATTTCCTTGTCTGATGTTGTGGACGGGTTCCGTTCAAAGTGCTCACTCTGGGAGCGGGCAAAGCATTCTTCCTTGACCTCTCCCAAAGTGATATAGATGTTTTTGCCCCTGACATCGATGGTATCGAACTGCTTCAGCAGGGTATCAGCATCCCGGAAGTAGCCGGACATGATGTCCTTGCGACCGCCAGAGGTTCCGATCACGCGCACCTCGAACACCTTGCCCGGCTCCTGCAGGACCTCAACCGCCTTTCTTACCCCTGCAGGGTCTATATATTCTTCCCATCTCATGGGTTCCCTCCTTCTTAGAAGGGAATGTCTTCCTCATCCCCTGTTACCGCCATGAAGCCCTGAGAGTCCGGGGCGCTTGTTCTTGCAGTTGCCGGTGCCTTGCCGTTCAAATACTTAGCTTCCGGGATACCGGCAGTCTCGACAGCGTCATCCCTGCAGAACCACTTCGGCACGCGGCGCATGGAGATCTTACCCTCATACTCATGCTCTTCTTCGCCGAACACGACACCGATCTTCCGGTTCCGGAACTGCTGGCCCCAGTCAGCTCCGCCCCACTTGATCTCTACACCGTTAGACTTCTCGATGGCATTGCAGAAGGTCTTGAAGGCGCGGCTGGTCTTGCTCCGATCCTGATAGTCATTAACCAGGATGTACTTCGTCCCATTGAAGGGCCACTTCGCGTTTTCGCGGTTGTCCTCTTTGAACCGGTTCATGAAGTATTCCGGCTGTTCGTCGTTCTTGGCGAAGTCAAAGGCAACCACAATCATGTCGAGGCCGTTGCTGGACTTCGTCTCCTTGACCTGCTTCACAATGGCATGATGTCCACCGAGGTTTACCGGGGTAAACTCGCCGCTTGCCTGTGCTTCTTCGTATCCATTAGGTTTCTGCATTATGATCCTCCTTTTCAATTCTCTCTACTTCCCTCATTAAGATGAGGATGTTCTTGTTCTCGTTGTAGTGCTTATGGAATGCAGCTGGTGTATGGTCGAACGGCCCGTTCTTCTTTCCGGCCTCCTGCCGAAGCGGGTTTTTGCCGCGAACCTTCTCGCCGAAGTAGCTGTCCAGCCATTGCTCCACTGTCATTCCCTGGCGCTCTGCCGCGAAGTATAATTCGTACCGTTTATTGCGGATGAACAGGACGACATCGTGCGGATCCACGACAGGGCACACCGTCAAATGCTCATCCCGGAAGAAATCGTCCACCGCCTGACCGGCAACATCGGTGTTGCACATGTTGGGGGCGGCAGGATCCCGGCAGATATACCTATCCAGCCGCCAGCTCCTGGCGCATATCTCAGCAGTCACCTGCAGATCATAGATTTGCCAATGTCCGGGCTCTTTGCCCTTCCAGTACTCCACCCGCTGCCAATTCTCATGAAAGATTTTGTGGCAAGACGGACAGACGGTGATAACATCGCGAAGCCGCTCACGACCGAGCCGCTGGTAGGTTAAATGATGTGTTTCGTACGGATCCCCGCGAAGATCCAGGTGACAGACAGCGCACTGATAGTTATCAAATTCCAGTCTTTTCTGCCTGACCTGTTTCCAGCGGGGATGATGAAGATAGTCCCGGTAGTCCATCCGGGTTCCATCTGGTAGAAATGCGAGTCCCATTTATCAGTACTCCTCAAGTGCCTTGATCACCAGCATGATGTCATTGGGGCATTCGTCCACATCGAAGGCGTCAATGGGCACCTTGCAGGTTGATCCATCAGCTGACAAAATGAATTTGTACTTCCCATCCTGTCTTACAGCCCAGATCACGGTAGTCATCTTTGACTCAAGCACCAACTTCTCAAGCTTCCTGCCGTTGGTTTTAATGCGTGTCCTGACGATCCCGTTCTCATCGCTGATTGTCTCAGAGTGGCAGATAATGATCACGATCAGATCATCCCTGAGCTCCAATGCCTGGTTGATGATTGACCATCCATTCTGTGCCAGGTCAGACCAGGCGGATCTCTTATCTCCGGACTGCATCGCCAGGATCCGCATTTCTTCAGCCACCATTAGACCGTTCAGCGTATCAATAACGATATACTTGATGTGCCGCAGCTGCTCCTGCTCATTCACCTTGCGCATCAGGGCCGAGACAATGGAGAAGCTGTCTGTCTTGTAATAGCAGCCCCTGCCGGGCTCAGGCTTGCTGTTCGTCACATCAACAAAGTCTGATCTCCACCCTTTCCAATTAAGGCCCTTCTTATCGCAATCAATATAGAAGGTCTCATTCTTTGGCAAGTTGCGCATGGCTGTAGTTTTTCCAGAGCCGGACTCGCCCATCAAACCAAGAACTTTCGCGATAGGTCATCCCTCCCCTCTGGTTACCTGATCCGCAAGCTCTCGCCTTGTACCAGGTGGGCAATGCCGGTCAGGTCCTTGCCAGCCTTCAGGTCTGCCTTCAGCTTCGTCTTGTCAACCTTCGGTGCCTGTTCGATGAGGTACTCAGCAGGAATGCTGCGGATATCGGCTTCGTCTACGTCGATCATGACCGCAGGCGGGTTCTTCTGGATGCCGAAGCTGAACAGCTCCGTCTTGAATTTGGTCTTGCCGGTGGCGACCATCGCATCCTGAAGACTGTTCTTCATGTTTCGGATATTGTTGGAAATGCTCGTTCTTTTAGCCGCAAGACGGGCTTCTTCGTTCTTCAGTGCGGTTTCCTGCGCTTCGAGCTCACGGATGATCCTGGCATATCCATCTGCCTTATCCTCGATTTCGCCCTCAAGCGCCTCAAAGGTGCCAGCAAGGGTTTCCGGATCAGCGTCAGGATCCTCAGCCATCTCGAGCAGCATCATGTACTGCTCTGTCAGTTCATACAGCGTACTTCTCATTCATCCACCCTCCTTAGATCTTCTTCATAATGTCCCGAATCATGCCAAGACCGCTGTCCATGGACACGTTGACATTGATATGCGTTCCGTTCGCGAAGAGCACCATGACGTTCTCTTCCGACTGTGTGATCCGACCATAGATCAGGTTCACAATGTCCTGCCCGCCCCTGGTTGCCTTCAGTGTCTCAAGCAGCAGGTCGCAGATTTCCTGCTTATCCTCTACAAATGCCATTACTGCTCCCCTTTCTGTGATTTTGCCTTGCCTTCGCGTGCGAGAAAGTTCCTGATCGTCTGCCCGGTACAGCCAAAGTGTGCACCGATTTCGTCGTAGGTCTTCCCCGCGTCCCGCATCTCCATAATCTTGTCGTAGGCCAGCTTGACCGCTGCCGGGCCGGTCTTCTTCGGTTCCGTCTGGGCTGGTTCATCGATGAAATATCGCTCAGCGTCAAAGAATGCCGTATTGACAAGCGACTTGGTGAACCTTGTTGCCAGCAGGATGTCCTTTCCTGCCCTGACAGCATCAGCCGCCTGATGGAATGTCAGCTCTTTCATGCTTCGTGCTCCCTTCTAACTTCATACAGGACGCCCTCCCGGATGACCGGCAGGCGCGTTTCCTTAACTTCCCTTCTGCTTCTTTTCTTCTTCGGCTTGTCTTCTTCCAGCAGAGCCCCCACGCCCACCGTGATCAGGATCCCGACCATGACGGACATAAAGTAGATCTCGATCAGATCCCACTTGGTCAGCACGATCAGGTCGACCATGGTCTGGGTAATGCTTCCGATCAGTAACGCGCCGAAAAATAAACCCCTCTTCTTCATTTGTGCTCCCCTCCCTTGCTTCTACACCGTGGCGATGCCCGGCGTGTTTTGATGCGTTTTCGCGTTCTGGCGGTTTACGCGGAGAAATACCCGCTTATTTGCTTTCCGCCTGTTTTTCGCTCGATTTCCGCCCTGCGCGCCGTAAGTTTTCGCGCACGTTCAGCCGCTCCATCAGGCGCGACAAGTATCTGAAGCTTCAGCGCCTTCAGCGGCATTTTCGCGTAGATTGAGCCGTCCTTGTTTTCGGCGATGATTTCAACCATGTCCGGGAACTTCTCCCTCAGTTTCCGCACCTTGTTTACAAGCCTTGGCTGATGCAGTGTGAGCATCATTTCATCTGTGCCGGTCAGCCACTCGATCGCGTTCTCGTGGTATTCCATCTATTCACCTCCTCCCTGAAAAACTCATTTCCCACTCGAAAAACTCAAATTTTACTTGAAAAACTCAAGAATTCGCTCTGGTGTTGCCTTTGTCGCCTTAAACAGCAATCGCAACTCCCCTGCCTTGATGCTGTCCGGGTCTTTTCTCCACCGATAAAGCGTTGTCGGCGGTATGCCGGTGACCTTAGCTATCTGCTGGATGTTCAGCTTCCCGGTCGGCCCGGCAAAGATGATGTCTGCTCTTCCCATTGCCTCCTTCCTCCAAAACGGTTAAACCGTTACATCTGGGCATGAAAAAATAATGTCGTTGTAGCTGATGTTGTACAAGACTTCGATCTTTTTCAGCACCTCAACGTCAGGATACGTCCGCCCTGCTTCGTAACTTACCAGTGTTGACGGGCTGATGCCGAGGTGTTTCGCGGCGTCAACCTGCGTCAGACCGGCGTTGATACGCGCAGCCTTTAAAGTCATTTTCAATTCATCACCTCCTTCCCATAAAGCCCCTACATGCTCTATTATAACGGTTAAACCGTTTTTGTCAACGGTTTTCCCGTCATTATCTTGTATTTTTTACGGTTTCTGCTATGATGAAATTGAAGGAGGTACGGATATGTTAGGTAATAAGAAAATCATGGGAGATAACATTCAGTTCTTCATGGACAGGGCGGGCATCGAGCGCCGGGACTTTGCAAAGGCAATCGGCGTCCCGTACTCATCGCTGACTGACTGGCTGAACGGCAGGACTTACCCGCGAATTGATAAGATTGAGCGCATGGCTAAATATTTTGGAATTGAAAAAGCCGACCTTGTCGAGGATCGGAACCGCAAGGCCGCCGCATCCGTCCGCATCCCCGTCTATTCCAGGGTCGCCGCCGGTATCCCCCTGGAAGCGTCCGGCGAGGTGGTAGATTATGAAGAGATCCCGGAAGCCCTCAGCAGATCCGGTGAGTATTTCGGGCTTCGCGTGGTTGGCGACAGCATGGAGCCGAAGATCTCCGACGGCGACACCATCATTGTTCGGAAACAGGAAACGGCAGAGCCCGGCGAGGTGATCGTGGCGACCGTGAACGGATCGGACGCGTGCGTGAAGCGCCTGAAGACCTTTGAGGGCGGCATCATGCTCATCAGCACCAACCCGGCATATGAACCCATCACGTACACGCAGGAAGAAGTGGAGCGGCTGCCCGTCCGCATCGTCGGCAAGGTGGTCGAGCTCCGCGCCAAGTTTTAGGAGGTGACCCCATGCCAACCGCCCGCAAGCTCCCGTCCGGTTCCTACCGCTGCCGGGTCTTCTCGCACTACGTTATGCGTGACGGCAAGAAACGGCCCGTCTATGAATCGTTCACCGCGCCCACCAAACGCGAAGCCGAAGCCGCAGCTGCCGCGTGGGCAGTTGAGCGCAAGGCCCGCGGGCAGTCCATGACCGTCAGTGATGCCGTGGAGCGCTACATCACCGCCAAGACCGCCGTGCTCTCTCCTGCGTCCATCCGTGGGTATCGTACGGCCCAGCGCACAGCCTTTGACGATATCGCATCGGAAAACATCCGCGACCTGACCTCCGAACGCGTGCAGCTCTGGATTTCGTCTCTGAGCGCCACACGCGCCCCTAAAACGGTTCGGAATATCTACGTGCTGTTGCTGTCCGCCTGCAAGATGTTCTGCCCCGGAAAGGCCTTTAACGTATCTTTGCCGGTAAAAGCCAAATTGCAGTACAAACTTCCGACGGATGCCGACGTGCAGAAGCTCATCAAGTCCACCGAGGGCACGGAACTGTGGATTGCGCTGATGCTTGCTTATTATTACGGACTCAGGCGCGGCGAAATATGTGCCCTGACCTCTGATGACCTGAATGGTGACCTGCTGACAATCAGCAAAGATGTCGTTGCCGATGAGAATAACATCTGGGTTGTCAAGCAGACGCCGAAGACGGCCGACTCATACCGCGTCCTGAAGCTCTCAGAGCCCGTTTTAAGCGTTCTGAAGGCTGTGGACGGTAATTATATCACCTGCACGCCAAACGCCCTTCTCGCGCGTTTTAGACGGGCTATAGCCAAAGTAGGAATACCGCCGTTCAACTTCCACTTATTGCGGCACTGCTACGCAACCAGAGCCGCCACGCTCGGAATCGCCGACATATTCGTCGCAAAAATGGGCGGCTGGAAACCCGGAAGCCCGGTACTTAAAAGTGTGTATCAGAACGCCATGCAGGACGAATTATTGCGGCAGATGGATAAGATGAACAGCGCTATTCCGTGAGCCATTCCGTGACATATATCGTGTCATATAGTTTACCATTTATGGTATTTTCCTACCATCGGTGGTAATTTCTTAACCAAAAGTGGTAATGCGGAATCCCGCATGGTTGCAATAAAAAACGGGGACTCCCAGAAATACTGAGAATCCCCTTAAAATGGAGTAGACGGGAGTCGAACCCGTACCTATGCCCTATTTTATCTGCATCGTAGAAGGTCGTGGCATATGGCGGGACGTACAGACTTCCATCTACTCTGTTTTTATGATCGCGCTGATGCCCGCCGCCTTCAGCTGGGCAACCCTCTTTTCGGCGTTGGCTCTCACCGAATACGCCCCGGCCTGAACGCGGTACTGAGTGCCGACCTGCTTGATGAACGCATCAGGAACAACGCTTCTAACGCGTTGCAACGCCTTGTCCGCATTGGCCTTGACCTTGTAGAGCCCTGCCTGAACGATGTAGGTCACCTTCGCCGGTTCGGTCTTCGCCGGATACCTCAAGCAGAACCTCCATCCGAAGTCGAACCAGTTCGTGACCGCAATTTCGCCGCCTTGGTCACCGGGCTTCACATTCGCCGCGCCGCCGGTTGCGTTCCCTCTGGCACCGACAAGCTGCAGCTTCTTGTTCGCCACCATCTCCACGTGCTTGCCCGGCAGGAGTACCACATCGCCCGGAATCATGCCCTTGCCGGTCTTGAGGTTGACGGATGAGGTCACATCCTCGAATCCCGCCGCAAGGAACTGTTTGCGCATGGTAGCCGTGTACGCGTCCGCCGGAATGGAGGTCAGGCCCGCCGCCCGGTACGCCGCCGCAACGAATGAGGAACACGCGTAGTCCGGGTTGCCGGTGCGGTGACCCTTGCTGTTGTTGTAGCCGTGGGTATCATCGGCGGCAGTCTTCAGCGCCCACTGTACGGCTTTTTCGGGTATCGTCATTTCCTTCTCCTTGGTCGGTTTCGGGTCATACTTGGTCAGGTCGTTCTCCCGGATCAGCTTCATGACCTTGGTGATGTAGCCCGGATCTGTCGCATACCCGCCCTTGCTGATGGCGGTAATGACCTGCTCCGGGTCGGTCATGCCGACAACCACCCTGTACTTGTATCCGGCTCCATTCTTAACATTCCTAAGGAATTGCTCATAGTCTTCGATGCAGGTTCTGTAGTCCGGGTACGCACGGAAACTATCATTAATGTAGATGGTCTTCCCGTTCACGACTTCCGGCGTGACCTTGACGAAGCTCTCACCGTTCCAGGCTGAAAACGTGCTCCACGTGGAATTGATGAGGTCGGACTTCATCCCTAACAGGTTATTCCGCTCCACCAGCTCCACCGCGTCCGAGCCGAGCCCGTAGCCGGTCTCCAGACAGCACTGTGCAATGACCACGGACGGCAGTATCTGCAGGTCGGGCCATAAGCCCGCGCAAATCCATGCGACCTTAGTAATAAAGTCTGACTTGCTCGCCGGAATGCCGTGCGGCGCTGGGTTCTCGATTGGAACCGTGCCGGTGATGAGCTGCTTAAACCCCGCCCACGTGATTTTGCCCGTATCATACACAAACGGGTTCGGGCAGATTTTGCCGTTCACATCATAGTGCCGGATGACATGGTGAATGTCGATGTCCAGCTCCTGCATCAGCTGACGGACAAGCAGGGCGGCAGATGCGACCGTGGCGTCCTCAAAGTACCAGTCGCGGTCTGTCGCGTTCATGGTCTTTGTGGACTTTTTGCGGACGCACAGCTCAATCCCGATGGAGTTCTGGTTCGTGCAGATGCCGAAGAACTTGTGACCGCCCGTGCCCTGAAGCCCGCCGCCGCAGTGCCAACTATAATAATTATAGTAGTCATTCGCTTGCCAGATGTCGCCACCGTGCCCAACAAAGAAGTCCGCAGAGGCTCCAACATAGGTCGAGCCGTAATATTCGCAATTCGCCTTTGCATCGCCCAGCGCGCCCACGTAATGGATGACGATATACTTAATGTCGGCTTTTGTCCGTCTCAGCAGGGTATGGTTGACGTGCATGAACAGCTTATTAATTTTCAGCGCCACCGTCTTCACCGCCCTTCTTGTCGTACGCGGTCTTGAGCGCCACCACGATAGCGCCCACCAGCGTATCAATGCCGGTCAGGGTCGCTACGATCTGTTCGCTGTACGGGATCTCCCAGATATTCGCGACTGATGCCAGGAATGCCAGCACGGGCGTCAGGATCAGTGCGATTAATTTAAGCGTGTCATAAGTCCGATTACTCATTTACCGTCATCCCTTTCTTCTTCGAGTCGCTTTACTTTTTCCTCAATTACCGGGATCCTCTGGGCGAAATTATTGTGACTCCTGACCTCTCTGGTCAGCTCATCCAGCTTCGTGTTGGTGACGGCCTGCTGGACCTCAAGCGCGTGTGCGAAGTCCTTGGCCTGTGACCTGCTGTTAAGGATGCACACAACGATCGCCACGATACCGGATACCAGTGATGCAATGATGGTCTCCATGTCAGTTCACCCGTGACCACCCGAAAACGGACGGCTCCCATGCATTGTTGTCGTAGTCTGATGTCCAGTGCGCGTCCTTGTGGCTTACCTTTGCACCAAGGTCATACGCATCCTGCGCCCCCGTGGGCTGCACCCATTCGGGCCATTCGTCCAGAGACACCACCGTCCAGAGGGCTGGCGTTTTGTCAGGTGTCCAGTCTGCCTGAGAGGTGTGGGACTGTACGCATCTGTAGAGGATGCCCTCATGGCGGATGCGCTCATCCACCGTGTAGGCCGTGCCGGTCTTCCACATGGGATACAGCTCCACCGCATCCAGCGCATCCTCGTCCGTGAGGGACAGGGCAGCTTTCTCGATGTAGACGCGGAGCTTGCGGGCAAGTGCTCTACTAATCATTCCGCACCACCTCCCAGCAGGATGTCGAGAATCTCTTCGGCGTCAGGCTCGACCGGCGGGTCTTCAACAACTTCCCAATCCTGTATCACCTCATCATCAGTCTCGCTGTACACGGGCTCCAGATGATACCCCTCCTCAACCTCTGGCATCGGCTCAATTCTCAGAGGCTTATAGCCAAGCGGCAGGAGGTGCTCTGCTGTCGGATTGTATACGATGGTATCTCCATCTTTAATCTTTCTGGGCGCATAGATGAGCCGCCCGTCTGTGAGTTTAACGTAGTAGGTCATTGTTAAATCTCCTTTTGCTAAATAGCTGGGCCGGCGATAAAGTCCCCCGCCCCATCATTACCATAAAATTTGTGACCAATCAGGTCATACATACCAGCCTCGCCCGTGGAAGTCTTCACACACGGCACGTATTCGCCGATAACGGTATCCGTGTCATTGTCGGTAAACTTAAGCGAATAGATCTTTGCTGGCGAGATAGCTTCAACGCTTGTGCTGTGTCTGCAAAAGATGCCAAGCGGCCTGTCTCCAGAGGTACACGCGAAAGCCGCGTCTGTCGCTCTTAACACGCCGTCAAAATACGCGCCGTGTGCGCTGTCGTTAAAAACAAAGGTGTGACGGTTCGTGTCGAATGGTGTATTCCATTTTGCAGAGTTCGCTCTTGTTGTAAACCTGAAGGTATTTGTGGATGATTTAAACGCGCCGTAATAGCGCTGATTGTTACTGTCCCATCTCGCAATAATGAGGCCGTCTTTGGTGCTTGTGATATCCCCGAACTGGAAATCCGCCTCGGTCTTGGTGTTCCTCGGGACAACATCCGAAATAATATATTGTGTTCCGGTTCCCTGCAGGAACTCGCACTCAACATATCCAGAGGGCAGTCCACCGCCGCCTTGTTCCTTTGCCGACATCATTTGTCTTCTTCGCATCATGACCAACTCACCGCCAATCCGTATCCTTGATAAACATTGATTTCATATGTCTTGTTGGCTTCCACTGTGAAATCGTCCGGCATGGTGATACCAGTCATGGTCAGTGTTGTTGCCGTTGTTCCAGAGGTAAAACGGAAAGCAAACGGCCCGCCCGTAGCCGGGCAAGTGATGGTTAAGCTCGCCATCTCAGGCCAGATATAAAACATGTTAGCCGCAAGGGTCTGAGCCGTATCGCTTGCGGTCTTATTGACCACCGTGGTCTGTTCTTCCAGTCCCGTCACCGCTCCCGTCCTGCCGTTAACCGATGCCACCGGCGCGGATGTGATAAAACCGCTGTCGTTGGTCAGGTCGCTTGTTTTGGTCGGGATGACCGTATCATCAGGCAACGCGCCAACCTCTGCCGCCGTGTAGGTCGGTTTCGTACTCGCTTTGGCCCAGCTGGGCACGGTCGGGTCGCTCTCGGTGATGGGATGCTCCACAAAGTAGTCCTCGATAGCCGCCGCGATAACAGCCGGGTCGACCGAGCCGCCGCTGTGGGTGTCGATGTAATCAATCAACGCATCATACCACGCCTGAAGAGCTGCGGGAATGATGACATCGCCACTCAGACTTGCCTTGACGTTCGTGGCGAACATCGTGCTCTTGCTTAAGCCTTCCGTCCCGAACGTGTACCGAAATTCGCAATAGCCGATACCGGCATAGACCGTATCCGTTTCGGACACCGTCCACGTCATGGTCGTGCCGGTGGTTTCGGCTATCAGATACGGCGCAGGGTCTTTGCTTCTCTGATGGTAGAGCGTCGCGGTGCCGGTGCCGTACTTCTCCCGCAGGGCAGATAGATCAAACACGATTTCCCGCGCCTGTTTTTCGCCCTGCCGACCGAGGTAGATTTCGGGCTGTACCGCCTCATCTGTTACGGTGATATTAACTGTGACCATGGTTTTTATCCTCCATAGTGCTAAGTTTGTTCTCGAGTTCCTCAACCTTCGCGGACAGCTCCTGAACCGCTCCCGTCAGGTAGCTGATAAGAACCAGGTTGTTGATGCTCTTGTATATCGGATTGCCTTCCTTGTCAGTTCCGCCTCCGACAACTAATGACGGGTCGAGCTGTTCGAGTTCATCCGCAATCACGCCGATGTTCTGATGCTGATGCGTCCACTTCCAGTCGAAAGCGTGGAGCTTAATGCGGTTGATGAATTCCAGCGCGTTGACGTCCGCGTCCGTCACGTTGTCCTTCAGGCGGATGTCCGATGAGCTGACAGCAATGGTCTTGGTCTCGAACGAACCGCTGTTCCATTCGGCATTGATGGCAAGGGTATTTGCGCCAGTACCACCGAGCCACTGCACGCCTTGGTCGGCTACATTGGAACTGCCGACGGGCACGCGCTGGGTCGTGGAGCTTTCGTCTACGCCGCAACACAGGAACTGATGCGGGACGTGAACCTTGAAGTCCGATGCGGAATAGATGATGTAATTTTCTTCATCGACATCCCACAAACCAATATTTCCGGCATCCGATGAGGTAAGGCGACCGCCACGCCCGCTTGATGTCGAGTTGAGCACGTCGACAGATGCACCGTGGATGTACGTCCCGTGATTCCCGGAGGAGTCATACTGCGAGATTTCCGTGGCCATGACGTTTGCCCTTGCGGATCCATCTGCCTTAACCCCGCTCGTGCTCACGAAAAAGCCCGTATTGGATGCATAAGCACACTGCGTAGCGCTCGACGCGCTTGCCGTGGTCGACCAGATGGTGGTCGAGGGGTCGAGCGCCAAATATTTTGTAGCGCCGCCTGTGATAGCCGATTTGAGGAGCAGGCCGCTGCCGCCCAGCGTGGCTGTCATGGTCAGATTGCCGGAACTGTACGACGCAGTAAACGAGGTCGCGTTAATCGTGCCTTTGATGTTGGCGTCCATCGCGTACAGCTTGCCGGAGTTGTTAACGTTGAAAATGTACTCGGCGTTGCTCCACGTATCGCCCTCAGTCATGCGCTTGACGTAGAACGCGATGTTATTTGGGCCGCCGCTGTCGCCCTTCATGCCCGCTTCATATTCGTAGCCACTGCCCGAGTTGTGCATATACAGCGAGGTTGCAAAACAGTGCCCGCCATTTGCGGTTGTTTTGTTATAGCAGTACGAATCGCCCTTGACCGTAACAAACCCACCAAGTTCACCGGCGGTAATCTTCGTGTACCCATCCAGATTTATTTTTTCCGCCTGAATGAGCACCTCACCCGCGGACTGATTAATTACGGAAACCAGCTGGTCGCCGTCGCTCACGATGGTCAAGATGTTGTCCGCGGTGCGCTGAATTTCGGTGTACTGGCCTTGAAGGCCGGTGACGCGCTTTTTGATCTGCGCTGTCTGCGCTTCCACCTCTTTGACCTTCGCGTCGTCCGTCGGCGGGGCTGTCTCATTGCCCACGATCCAGGCGCGCCCGCCGCTCACCCGCACCTGCACCGCATCGCCTTTCTTGCAGGCAATGGTCATGGTAACGGGCGTTTCGGCAACTCCGCCCGGGATGTGCACGTATGCGGTCGAACCGGACACACGCACGACCTCTGCGCGGGTATCATACGGCTGAGTGCTTTTATCCGTCCGGATGGCCTCTGCTAACTTGTCAATTCCGTTCATATGTCGCGTCCTCCTGAGTCGTGCACGCTTTGCCGATGGTCACGGACTGGTTGCCGACGCGGTACAGTCCCTGAATGCCGACGCCCGGGTAGTGGAGCCGCACAAGGTCGCCCGGGAACACATCGGGATCATACCGGCGCTTATAATTGACCGTCCGGGATGGCGCTTGAAGCTCTTTCAGCCGCCTCTGCGCATATGCTGCGAGCGTTTCCCGGTCGCCAAGCGTGACAGACTTTTCCTGCTTCCAGATCTCCCGCCCGCGCGTGACCGTCGACAAGGCGCTGTCCGGGTCGTCATCCCTGGCCTCTGCCGTGGAGCCGCCGGATACTACCCTCAGGCAGTTCGGGCAGCTGTACCAGTCATACGTGTGCGTCAAGGCCGGTTCGATCGCGTCACCCTCAAAGACATCAAACTTTGCTGATTCGGCAGCGGGCGGTGCTGAGATCCTGATCGCACCGTCACCGGCGATTCGGATCTGCCAGCCGATGGCCTCCACGATCCGCTTCGCCATGGACGCGTTGCTCTCTCCGTCTTCGGCGATGACCGCCTCGGTAAGATCCGGCGCGTTGTCGGCATACGTGACCGGCGCGGGGCATATCCGCAGCAGCTCCGCAGCCAGAAGCGCACCGTTCGCGCCCTCAGCCGCATAGTATCCGCGCGGAAGCAGGATATCCTCCGCCGGTTTAAGTACGCTGTGGCACTCGACGCGGTAGGACTTCGCCGTGCCGTTGATCTGTTCCGTCGGCGCTGAGGTCAGGCCCGTGAACAGCGGAACCCGCCCGCCGTCTCCAGACTGCCTTGCCACGAGGTACAGACGCACCCACTGCTCGCCGGGATCATCGGTCATGGTAATATCGGCAGACGCGCCGCCGACGGTCCGGGAAATGGAACCGCCGGTCAGCTGAAGGTCGCCTTCATCGCGCCACGTCGCCGGATTAACTGTTTTCAGAAGGAAGCTGGACGAATAGCTGGTTCTCCAATCCATTTAGCCCTCCCCCTCCTGTTCCGGACTGGAAAGCGCGTTCCACTCTTCAAGCGTCATCGCCTCGAATCCGTCCGGATCAACCTTTTTGATGTCGAATGTGTAAGTAATTGCAATGCCTTTGTAGGGCCTATTCTCACTGACCTGCACGTCCGCGCTGAATGAGGAGCCGTCAGGGGTGCGTACGTGACAGATGCCAGCCCACTCGGCGAGGTCTCTGATCACGGAGATCTTGTTGTAGTTCCGGATCTTGACCGAGTCGCACGTGATCGTCAGGTCGCGCGTCACACCCGGGTTCCAGGATCCATGCACGGAGCCGCCCAGGTAAACAGTCCTGGAGAAATCCTTAGACCACGAATTGTCCAATGTGTTATTGCTCGGCAGGATCAGTTTCTGCCCGCCGAAGTCGATGATCACGCCGCGTTCATCGAGGTAATCACCTGCTTCCCGGTCGAGATCCAGCCACGCAAGCCGCCCGTCAGCAGTGATGTAATCGCCATATTTCGATTTCCTGACGATCCGATGACCGCCAAGCTGACCAAAGGCCGGATAAGGATCAACATAGACCGTGCCGAACGTGCCATCCTCAAGGATCTTTTCCGGGCGGTCTGCTGACAGTCTGTACACGTCGAACGTGTCCGTGGTAGTTGCCGCATCCTCTGCAGTCACCCTGATCAGCGCGATATGATCATTCGCATCGATATTGACCTGCGCTTCCGGAAGTCCGGGCTGTGTATCCCATGCCACCCGGAAACGCTGCGAGACGGTCGCCCGCTGCCCTAATTCATCCGATACGGTCGCCACAAGGTCGTAGGTCGCGCCGTCATCCAGCGGGCCGTTCAGGTCTGCATACGCGATCGTCACGGCGGTTTCGCCGATGACCTGCGTGGAATAGATCTGTTCGCCCTCGTACCCGTCAAAGCGCCCGTCGTCCGGACGGTCGATGTGGTATTCTTCGGCGCGGACAATGTCGATGGTCGTTGTCCCGCCCGTGCTCGCACCCGTTGCGGTCACAGACCACGCGTCCATGCTCCTTAGTTCGTATTCGCCGGTTTCTTCATTCAGCGTCAGCCCCGTTGAGGTAAATGCAGCCTCGAGCGCCTCTGCTACCGTGATGCCGGATGGAGCAGACCAATCCGACGTTTTCCCGCTTTCGGAAGTAACGCGGACGCATACCAGATGATCTGTGCCCGTCGCCCATTCCGGTGTGATATTGACAAAGTGCGAATCGGTCGCATGCGCCATGATGCTGCCGTAATTGATGACGTCATTTTCGATGGTCGCCTCGCAGACTTCTGCAGATGCCTGCTCGGTTCCGTCTGTGCTCGTATAATCCCACGAGATCGTCACCGACTGATCGGCGGTAATTACTGAGTTGCTGATCACGATGGACGGGATAGCGGGCGGCGCGGACATGTCGACTTCCACCGACTCACACCAAGGACCTTCCGTGATGCCGTCGTCCGTTTCGCGGTTCAGCTTCACGCGCACCCAGTACTTCTTGCCCGTCTCGACTGCCGCGATATTCCATGAGGTCGCGTTCTTGTCCGTCACCTCGTAGACGTTCGGCTCATCGGTACTCTCCCATGCGTCTTCATGGTCAGACCATGCCAGCGTCGCGCTGGTAGCCTGTCTCCATGACCACTTCCACGATACGCGGATATGTTCGTCCACGACCTGCGCCACGACATCAGCGGGAGCCACCGGCAGAGACGTGCTTTGCCATGCCCGCGTTGAGGTCATGGTCGTTGTGACCGCCACGCTTGACGGCGTCGTGTCGTTGCCCGTGACCACGTTCGTATAGGTTCCCGTTGCCGCATAGACGCCGACCGACGAAGTCACGCCGGACGTATACGGGATATACACGGTCTTGGTCGTCGTTCCGGAAGGCATGATGCCAACCGGCACGATGGTACTCGGCGCGGCGCTGTTCTTGTAGATGATGATTAGGAAGGAACCGTTGACGTCTGACTGATTCTCGGCGTTGACCGTCGCCGCTACCGCTGTAGCGCTGGAAGACGCAGGGTCGGCCACGGATACGCTGGTAAGCACCGGCGGCGTCAGTCTGCCCTTCTGCGCGATCAGGACGTCGCTGTACGCGGTGTTCTCATCGTGGAGCACTGCCGTCCTGACATAGACGCACTGATCCATGGTGACAGCGTTCGGCGCGTTGAATACGTGCGTGTCATCCGAACCGATGGGTTTTCCGACGAAGCCTTCATTCCACCCAGCGCCGCCCGGGACGGTCAGGTTGTTGTCCGCCGGTGTCTCGATGGCGTACTCTGTCGTCACCGTATCGACCGGGAACTGGCTGTCACGCGGGCACTTGTGTTTCGAAGTGATCTTAGTTCCTGCACCGACCGTAGAGCCCGTAGCGGTCAAGATGATGGGCTTCTTCGGCATGGAATACGCGTGACTCCGATACACCCATGGACTGTATCCTGCCGGGCCGTATGACCGCACGCGAAACCACCTGACATAACCGGCGGTCGCTGACGTTTCCGTATAGGTTACGCCCGTTTCCGGGTTCGCGCTGGTTCCGGTCACCGCATTGCTCCACGTATGATGGACGCCGTCGTTGGTATTCTTGCAGGTCAGCGTCTGGTACTGTACCCGCACGAACGGCTTCGCGTCACTGTCCGACACGCTGACGGTCCACGTGAACCGACCTGCGTTGGTGGCGGTACGTGAATAGCCGATTTTGGGCGTTGACGGTATCTTAGCCGTCCATTCCTTATTCACCCACTCGCTGACCGTCGGCGAATAGTTCACCTTGTCCTTCGTGTAGGCCTTGCGCTTGCCGCGCACCCAGAATTTAACCCATTTGGGATAGTCCGACACCGTGATGGAGTACGAGGTCGCCTTGATGCCGATCTTTTTCTTCTGGACCTTCTGCCCCTGAACCTGGTAATTAAGCCACTGTCCCGCGCCGTAGTCGCTGTCGGCTATCTTCCAGCTGAAGGTATACTTTTTACCCTTCCGGGCAATGGTTAACCCGGAAGGTTTCTTAGTTACGTTCTTTGATGCCATATTATGCCATCCTCATCTCGCGTCTCAGCGTCCGTGCGATCTCATCCGCAATGTCGGAAGCGTCCCCGCCGTTGATGTAGAAGTTATTGACCATGCCGCCGCTGTAGCGCTTGTCCATTTCGTTCCAAAGTTTATCCAAAGGCAGGACAGCTTCCGGGCCGCTTTCGCCGCCGATCGCACCGAACAGGGTAGGCTGTGTCAAGATGCCGCCCTGCGCAAAATAGGTGTAACCGGCAAGGCTGATGCTCGGATAGTCGACGGAAGACTTGCCGTCCGAAGACCGCGCCGTCTTCATGCTTGCGCTGATCACGGGTAAGTGTCCGTGGAGCGCCGGAAGCGACCATGAAAAATTCATCGCGCTGCGCATCGCGGACACGGCATTGTTGACCGCCACGCGCGCATTAGTGAGCGACCACGTACTGACCGCCGGAACGGACAGCTTCAGGTTCGTGAAGACCGTTTTCATGGCGTTGATGGTCGTATTCGTGACACGTGCCAGCTCTGTATATGACTGCGTGTCGACTGCCGCGACCTTCAACTTGACATTTTTAAAAGCATCCGCCATATCGCCGGTGGTTACCTCGACGGTATCCATCGCGTCGTCAACCGTGGAGGTGTCGACCTCTGCAGTCTCCAACTTCTCTTCCTTGTTGCCGCCGCCGAACAGACCCTTGATCCAATCCCATGCATCAGATGCGGCCTGCTTCAGACCATCGAATGCATCGGATGCAAGCTGACCGAAATCAGGCCATTCGATTTCGAAACTGCCGAATACATCCTTGACGTTCTGCCAGATCTCGCTCGCTTTCTCTTTTACGTTGTTCCAGACAGTGCTGACATCGATTGACGGCAGGTTGATTTTCTCGGTCAGGAAGCCCTTCGCGGCATTGAAAATGTCTTCCGCCGTGCCGGAAATGGTCGACCAATTCAGCATACCCACGACGGGCAGATCGATCTTTGCGGTCAGGAAATCCTTCGCCGCGTCAAAAAGGTCGCTTGCTGTGGTCTTGATGCTGTCCCATGCTTTTGTGGCGATGGCAACGACGCTGATCTCACCGCCGAACACATCCTCCACGTGGGTCCACAGGTCGCTTGCAGTCGTCTTAATCGCATCCCACGCACCGGTCGCAATGCTGACGACGGAAATCTCCCCGGTGAAGAAGTTCTCTACTTCCGTCCAGAGATTGCTTGCCGTTGTCTTAATCGCATCCCATGCTGTCGTGGCAATGCCGACAACCGAAATTTCGCCGCCAAACAGGTTCTCGACTTCCGTCCAGAGATTACTGGCGGTCGTTTTGATTGCGTCCCATGCACCCGTGGCGATATCGACTACAGAGATCTCGCCCGTGAAGACGCCTTTCACATTCTTCCAGATATCCCCGGCAGTTTCCTTGATGGTATCCCATGCACCTGTCGCAATGTCTACAACGGAAATTTCGCCGGTAAATACGCCCTTGACGGTTTCCCAGATGCCCTGTGCCTTGCTGATGATCGGCTGAAGGAAACCCATGACCTTGTCGGTGATCGGGCTAAAGAATGTGCCGACTGCTTCAGATACGCTCTTCCAGATCCCCGACAGCTTCTCACCGAGAGACGCCGCGGCTTCTTTGACCTTGTCCCAGTTCTTCCACAGGGCGATGCCCGCAGCAATGACCGCTGCAATCGCCGCAACGATCAACCCGATCGGGCCGGTCGCCACTGCAGCGATGACACCGCCGCCCCCTGCCACCGCGCCGGTCGCTGCTGTGATCGCACCGATCGCACCGCTGATCAATCCGATGACCGTACTGATCGCGCCCGCAACCTTGCCGACCACGATAAGCACCGGGCCGACGACTGCCGCGATACCGGCGATCTTGATGATGAGCTGCTGTGCTCCGGGTGATAATCCTTCCCAGCCGCTCCGGAGCTTCTCAACCACGTCGAGCATGGACTGCATCGCGCCCTGGATCATCGGCGCGGCAGAATTAACCAGGTCAGCGCCCATCAGCTTCAGGTTGTTGAGTACGAGCGTCATCTGATCCAGAGGATCCAGCGTCTCGTTGAACGTGTTTTCCGTCGCCCCGGCGAAGTCGCCCATGGAACCGGCGAGGTCGTCGAGGTTCAAGGAACCGTTTTTCGCCGCAGTGTAGAATGCATCGCCCGCTTTTTTCCCGAACAGGTCATACGCGGCCTGCAGCTTCTCGGTGTCGCTGGCGTTGCTCCCCATGGTCGTTGAGAAGTCGGACAGGGCGCTGTCGAGGCTCTTGCCGTCCTTGACCGCCGTCTGCATGGCCTTCTTTAAGCCCGCCATGGCCGTGGAGCTGTCCATGCCGGACTTCTCCATCTGACCGAGGAAGCCGACCGATTCTTCAGCAGACAGACCTAATTCCTGAAATGCCGCAGCGTTCTTCTCGAGGCCGGATGCGAGGGTGTCAACAGAGATGCTCGTCTTCTGGCTCGTGTAGGTCATCGCATCCAGCAGGGAACCGGCGCTTGACGCATCCTGACCGAACGAGGTCAGAACCTTTGCGGACGATTCAATGGCGCTTGTAACATCCGTGCCGTTGACCTCGGCAAACTGGATAAATGAGGTCGTGAGGCCCTCCAGTTCATCGCCGGTCACGCCGAAGCGCGTGTTGAGTTCGCCGACCGCTTCAGCCGCTGTCTGGAAATCCGTCGGAACGGATGTAGCCACATTGGAGACGACCGTCTGCAGACCTTCCAGCTCAGTGCCCGTAGCGCCGGTCTTGGTCGCCACGGTGTCCATGGCTTCGTCGACCTCTTTCCATGCGGAAACGGAAGCCGCCGCAACAGCCACGACGGGAGCTGTGACGCCTTTGGTCAGTGCGCCGCCGACCTTCGTGGCCTTCTCACCCATGCGGCCGAGGCTTTCCTGCCACTTTTCGAGCGTGACGTTATGCTTTTCGAGCTCAGAATTGACCTCTTCAAGCTGACTTTCGTATTTCGACAGCGTGCCCTTCGCCTTCTCAAGGGCGGCGCGTTTCTTCGCGATGGCCTTTTCGTTGGCGTTTTCATCGTTCTCCATCTCTTCAAGCTGAGATGAGAGCACCTCGACCTTCTTCTTGTAGGCCTCGGTCTGTGAAGTGAGGTATTTTTGCCGGTCACCGAGCTTCTTCGATGCCGACGTGTTGCTGTCGTATCCCTCTTTGGCCTTCTTAAAGGCCTTGTAGTTTTCCTGAGAGGCCTGAGTAACGGCCTGCAGCTGGCTCTTAAAATCACTGACGCCTTCAGCGGTAAATTCAAGACCTACGCGTTTAATGTCTTCCGCCATTACTCAGCACCTCCTCTCTAAATTCCAGATAACTCTTGTTGTGTACGCGCATGAGGTAAATCTCCTGCAGTTGCTCCTCGAACAGTTTCTTCTGTAGTTCCTGTATGGATTGCAGGAGCCGTCCACTGCGCACCCAGTGCGTCAGGATTCGGTCCGCCCCGCTGCCATAGCGGCGGTAAATCTCATCCTGGAACCAGAACTCGAGGTTTTGGTAAACAATTTCAAAGCACGTGTAAAAAAATCAACGAACGCGTCCCTGTTCACATAGCCGTCGATCAGTTCGATAAGCTCGACGCCGCTGATTCCCTCGATGTCTTCCGGCGTGCATCCGTAGCCGTCCGCAAGAAGCGCGAAGATCTCGTTCTTGCACGATGCGAAGTTCGACAGCATCAGCTCGATGGCCTTCGTGATCATCACGTTCTGTGCTTCCTGCGCCGCGATGGCTGCGGCCTTCTGCTTTTCCGTCCACTTATTCAGCGGGAGCGGAACCTGCTTGCCGTCCTTCATATATGTGGGCGGCTCGAACGATGCCTTAGATGCTTCAGCGCTGACCAGCTGCAGGAGCTGACCGACGCCGAGCTTAGACAGAAGCGCTGTCATCATGAAAACCGCGTCCGCCGAAATGTCCCTTAATTCGAAAACAGGGGCGACCGAAGCCGCCCCGTCGTTGTTCATATTAGCCATGCTTTAAACCTCCCCCTGTCAATTCATCATGCGCTCTGCAGAGCCTTGGCAGCCGCGGCGGTCAGGATCGGCGCCGCAAAGAACGCTGCCTCTGTGATCTTATTCGTGCTCGCATCGCCGGTAAACACTCTGACATCGATGCCCTTCTCATCGTCCATGCGATAAGCGCGGATCGTGATGTCGTCCGTCTGGGAGCTGTGGGACTCGCCGGACGTCGCGGTGCTGTCGGTATTCTCAATCAGCTTGCACTTCGGATACCATCTCAGATCGAGTTCGCCGGACTTCTTCTGGACGACAAAACCATACGCGAAGAACGGGCGGGTTACGCCGACCTTACCTTCAACAACAACGCCGCCGTCAACAGCGTCGCCTCTCATCTTGGCAAGCAGAAGATCCGGGAATGCGAGGTTCGTCTCCTGGATGTCTTTGGTCGGGACATCGGTGTCGGAATCATACGCCGCGCCGGAAGCATAGTCGTCATAGCTGTCCGCGTTGTCCGTGACCTGCACCTGGGTCACAGTCGGCAGCTTGACGACGTCGGTCTCGAACGTCTCAGTCCATGCGCCGTCCTCGGTCATGGTGTTGAAGCAAATGTACTGTGCGCCAACCGTCAGCTTGACGGAGGGTCTTTTTTCAGTAATCGCCATAAGTCATTTCTCCTATTCGTGAATCTTAGATATCATAAGTTCCTGATATCGTTCCTTGTTTGTTTCCCATGTGGGTTTGAGGTGCGGGCGGGCGCTCATCTTGCGCGTGCCGTTCTCGAGGAACAGACCGTAATAAGACCCCCAACCAACTTCGACCTTCTCGCCCATCACCCTTGAAGAGATTTCGTCCAGCATGTGGGTAGGATGACCACGCGCAGAACGCGGGGACGGCAGGGCATGGACATCATCAACCAGCGCATCAGCGCCGACCTTGAGGATCTCCGTGACCGCATCGCCGTCAACCTTCTTGATGTAGTCCTCGATCAGCTCATCGAAATCAGCAAAGCCGGAATGAAAAGACATTGCCTCACCCCTCTAACACATCCTCGAGGACATCCACAGCACAATACCAATGGTGGTATCCGGGCCCGTTCGTGCCCTTCACGTATTCGTGAAAGAACTGAGGATGAAGCCCCGCGTCGTTCAGCGCCTGCTTCAGGGCTTTGAGGTGTTCGTCCCGGGCACGGTTCGACGCGTAACTGATCTGATAGCGAACGACGGTTTCATAGGTATCGCCGCTTCCCATCTGATCGGTCCATAAGAATTCCCAATAGGCGATCTTCTGCGGCGCTTTTTCTGTATCCAGATACTGTTCGCCTTCGCCCACCGGCACGCCGATACTGTTCACCAGTTCGGAAAACTCCCGTTTTGTCAGTTCCTCTCTCATGCCTTCACCTCGTATTGCATCTCAGGTGTAATCAGTGTGACTTCCGTTTCGAGATACCCGTCTTTTGTTTCAACCTGTGCGACGTTGTACACTTTGTACTGTTCTCCATCGATGATGCAGACGCATTTCGTCGAGATGCCGTCCCATCTGCGGATTGCGAGCTTGTGCGTCACCTCGACACCGGCCTGTTCAAAGATAAGCCGCGTGCGGTCGTACACCGCCTTGTCCCGGAACGGAACCGGGCCGATGTCACGCGCCTGAATCATTCTCAGCGGGCTGTCCGGGTTGTCCGGATCAGCGCTGTCCACAAGGTCGTAGACCGTCATCACGCCGTCCACATACGCGGGCGGATGCTGAATGCGTTTCTTCACTCACCATCACCGCCTTCGTCTACATCATCGCCGTCTTCGCTGTGCGCCCACTGCCACTGAAGGATGTCGGCGCGGTAGTTCTCCCAGAACTCATTCGTTACGAGGTTGAGCGCGTAGTAGATGTAATTTTTCAATAAACTGCGTGCAATGAGGTCGTTGTCGAAATCCGCATAGATGACGAGGCGACTCAGCGCCGCCCCGCCTTCTGCGGCATATCGCTTCAGGGTATCGTCTGAGACATACGGAGCCACGGAATAGTCCGTTCGGACTTCTTCAATCACGCTGTCGTATGTCGTAGTCATTTACTTACGCCTCCCGATTAGTTAGCGGCCGCCTTGGTCGTAACCGTACCCTTGACACTTACCGGAATGGTCAGCTCCTCAAGGTTGGTCGGGTTGAACACGATGAACGCGTTGTCATCAACCGGGCGACCGTTCGCGTAGGCTTTCGCCACAACGAGGTCAGCGTCGTCCAGAGCCAGGGTCTGATCGTAGGTCTTCACCTGAACGTCTCTCAGGCCCATCACGTAAGCGTGCGGCAGACCGAGCACAGCCTTACCGGCGGCGATGTTGGCGGTCTGATGCACCTTGATGTTCATGCCGGTGCCTTCGACCCATGCGCCGTTGGTAGCCTGGACCATCATCGCCGGGCGGACATACCTGAAATAGTCGGACGGGTTGCAGATCAGGTGGAGCTCATCAACAGCTCTCTGACCAACACCGGCAGCGGTCGTGGACAGCGTGACGCAAGCGTCGGCAAGACCTACCGGGGTAAGCGCCTTGATGGTGGTGAGGACCGTCTTAGCAGTAGCCGGGGCCGCGATGGTCTGCAGGATGCCGATGGGCTGGTACGCAGTTGCGCCCCGACCGGACAGGAAGCCGACCTCGAGGCCGTCCTGCATAGCATCAGCAAGGATAGCGGTAAAGTATCTGTCGACAAACGGCAGGGCCAGTTCCTGGATCGCCTTCGGGATAACCAGAAGCGCCCAGAGCTTGCCGAGCTCCATATTGACGGACGTGATCGTCGCGGACAGGTCGTTGGATCTGTTCAGAGCAGAGGTGAGCTCGCCCCAGACAGCCGTCCCGGAATGGGAAGCAGTCACCCACGTTTTCACATTTGCGGGAGCAAAGTCAATGATGCTCAGGACATCGGACTTCGCCTTGATGCTGTCGAGGGTGCGGTCGATGGTCTCCACCGGGATGATGTCGATCTGATCGGCGGTGATGGCCTGACGGATGTTTCCGGATTTCAGCGTGGCATAGAAGTCCTCTTCTGCCTTGGTCAGTGTGTGCAGACCGAGGGTGCGCATATAGTCCGCATCGGCAGCAGCCTTGCGGGCCTCTTCCTGGATCTCGCTGATCATAGCTTCGTGCTGATCAGCGGCCAGAAGCTCGAGGGCCTGAGTGATCGCCTGGTTCTTGTCTTCAGTATTCTCGAAGATCGCCTGGATCTTCTCATTCAGCTTATCGTTTTTCATGTTCGTATCTCCTTTAGAAAAATAAATTGAAGCCGGTCAGCTTCTGTTTAGGGTTGCCTTCGTCGGGTTCTTCAGGATCCTGCGGATCGTCAGCCTGTTCCTGTCCGCCTCTGGCTACGAGCTCGTCCAGCTTGGCGTCCATGCTCTTAAGCTGTGCCATGATGTCCTCGTCGGTGACCTCGCCCGGATCGTCTTCCTGCTTAACCAGCGCCGCCATGATGGACTTGAATGCGGACTGCCTCAGACCTTCTTCCGGCTTGCTCTGAATTTCGGTGGCAAAGCCATACTCGAGAGCCTGTTCCGGAAGGATCCAGGTCTCAGCGTCCATCAGCTTGTGAATCTCATCATCAAGCAGTGCGGAACTGTTCTTATAGGCTTCCACGGATGCCTGGGCGATGATGTCGAGATCATCTGCCTGTTTGCGCATGTCTTCAGCGTTGCCGATCGCCATTGTCCACGGGTTGTGGATCATCAGCAGGGACGCATCGTTCATGACGCGGCGCGCGCCAGCCATAAAGATGACCGAGGCGATGGAGCAGGCGAAACCATCGCAAACGGTGGTAACCTGCATTCCGCTGTTTTTAATCGTGTTGTAGATGGCGAGGCCCTCTTTGACATCGCCGCCGTACGAGTTGATATGCACGGTCAGGTTCTTAGCCTTGAGCCCCTGCAGAGCGCGCACGATCTCAGACGCGTTCCTGTTCGGGTCTTTATCGCTATGGTTCCACGGGTCGATGTCGCCGAAAATATACAGTTCCGCGCTGTCATCCGGCGCGTCTGTCTTGAGTTCCCAATACCTTATCATGCTTTGTCTCCTTTCTCCTGATTAGGTTCAGGCGATTTGCGGGATAAGGGACCGCTCCCAGATTCAGACCCTTCTGCAGCGCCTCCCGCGTCAGCGGTGGCGTAGTTCTTGGTCAACGCTCTCGTTGTAGTAAACTCTGTATGCATTTCGGGGTAGCCGATCAGATGGAAGATCTCATCCATCGTCCATCCGTCCCCGCGCATCTTTGACAGCTTATCGGCGCTGTCGATGATGTCGACATGCTTGAACCGTGCGAGGAACACCATCACGCGCTCGTTGCGGTTCACATAGTCCTGCATACCAACAAGGGAGCTCGTCAGCGCGTCGTTGATGGCTTCCGCAACCGGGCTGACCGCGTACGTGATCAGTTCGTTGGTGGCGTCGGACTTTTCCGTGATCGTGCCGAAATAGACCGCCGTCGGAATATCGAACGCACGCGCGCAGGCTTCTTCAGCCGCCTTAATGGCGCTGTCGATGGATGACACCGTAGCCGTCCCGGATGAGCCCGTCAGCAGGTCGACATTGACGCCGTCCGGAAGCAGGATGGTCTCGAGCTTATCCGATACGAGCATGGCCTTGATCTTGTCCATGTATTCGCGGCCCGTCAGGACCTTGCCCGTGCCGTCTGCCTGCTGTTCCACAAGCCGCACGGACGCCCCGACTCTGACCGCCCACTTCGGCGTATAGGTGAGCTTATAGACCGCGTTCGCCACGGATACCGCGTGGTCGTACAGCTCTGCGACCTTCTGGAAGTAGTGCATTCTGTCCGCACTCATCGGAAGCCTGATGTGAATGACCTGATCGGCACGGAATCGCTTGTTGATCGGGTAGGTCTTTCCACCGGCAGTGACCACTACCTGCGAATACTCACGCGCCTTGATGACGTCGTCCGACTCTGTCCAGGTCTCGGCGAGATAGTACATGTCTTTGATCGGAACGATCAGCGCCTGCTGGTTCAGCAGAAGCTCTAAGGTCACGCGCGCCCAGAACTCTGTCCCGCGTTCGTTGTCGTTCGGCGAGATGTTCAATCTGTAATAGTTGTGATCATACCGGGGGCCGTTCTGGCCCTGGATAACGATCTCAGACTTCGCAATCGCATTCCCGATGATGCCGATACACTTATGGAGCGCGAACTTGCTCGCATTGAGCTTGGCGAGGTCTTCTTCCAGAATTTGCATGTAGCTGACCAGCTGACCGTCGCCCCTCTGGAATAGCCAATCAAAAAATCCCATTGCTTTTACCTCTTTAGATGTAGAATGTCTGGACGTCCAGCGCGTCCTTGCAGTACATAGCCACGTTAAACGCCATGAAGCCGTCGGTCTTTCTTAGCTTCGGCTCGATCTTTCCGAACTGCTTATTGCCGAACTTGTCGGTTAATACTGCGACATTGTTTGTGTACCACCTCATGATGGCTGACTGCCCGTAATTTATCCGGCCTTCAGCGAAGCACTGTTCGATGTATGGCGCGATGATCGCCGTAGCAGAACCGAGCCGCCGGATAAGCCTTATCGTGCCGTTCGGATCGTTGCGGTCCTCCACGGACAGGCCGTTGTCCGTAAACGCCTTCTTGAACAGCGAATAGCGCCACGTATCCAGCGCGATCTTCTGGACGATATACTTTGCGCAGAATTCTCTCAGCACGTACTCCACGATCCGCTCCGGCGGGATCACCGGCGCGTCCACGACCTCAAAATCCTTGAACCCGTCCTGCCCGATGTTGCTGATCGGGAACTTGATGCTGTCAAAGAACGGTGACCTGCTGTTGATCCACGTATGCTGTCTCCAGATGAATTCGTCGTCGTCGGTCTTGGTCAGGATCCCCGCTGAGGCGAAGTCCCTGATGTCCGCGTAATCAATGCCGACCACCGCAAAGCCGCCTGACGTATCCGGAACCGGGCGCGGGGTCTTACGTTCAATGTCCGAATAGCAGCATCTCAGGATGTTTTCCCATGAGGTGACCGTCGCCTCTTCGCGCTGTGACGGAAGGTTCATGCGCTTGGTCAGGAACTCGGGGCGCTTTGACGGGAGCTTCTGCATCTCGAGATATTCCATCTTTATCTCGTGCGCCAGGAGCGGCATATACTCCAGTGACGGGTTCGCCTTGTGCCATGCCTCGGGATCATCCACTTCCTTTTCATCATCGATCCTGCACAGGAACGGGAACCATTGCAGTTCGTTCTCGCCGGTGCGCAAGATGTCGCCGCAGAGCGACAACCCGTCATCCAGCGGTCCCTCGCGGACGTATCCCTGTGTTGTGATCACGAATTCGCGCGGGTGCTGGATCTTGCCCTGGGCGCTTTCAAACACGTTGATCAGCGTGTAGTTCTCGTAGGCGTGGAGCTCATTCATGACAAGGCATCCAATGCGCTTGCCGTCCTTGGTTCCTGCGCCGGAAGTGTTGTACTTCATTTCCGCGCCGGTCGACAGGTTCGTGATCAGCTCCCGCGTCCAGTGGAACTTTCCACGGAATTTCTGCCGGTGCTCTTCGAGCATGTTCCAGCACACGTTGAAAGTGTCCTTCGCTTGGTCTTCCGAATTTGCCACGATCGCCACGTGGTAATTCTTGACGCCGTACAGAGGCGTCTGCAGAAAGTTGGCAAGCGGAACAATAAACCCGTCCTTGCCGTTGCCGCGGCCCATCATGATAAAGAACTTCCGGAACAGCGGGAAGGTCTTCGTGCTGTCCGTATACATGAACACGAACGCATAGATGAACTTCTGGAACGGGAAGAGCGGGTAGTAGTTGCTTTCACAGTATCTGATGCAGTTTTGAAAGGTTTCTTCGTCAAAAAAAACATCGTCCCGTTTGAGCAACGGCTTGACGATGTTCCTGATCAGGAGCTTGCGGTCTTTGTTGATCCACGCTGGATGGTCTTCGGCATACTGGATGTAGTCGTTGATTTCCTTACAGGTAATCATTGTTGCCTGACAGCTTCACCGGCTCCTGCAGCTTCAGCGTCTGCAGGATCTTGAGCATCTCGATATGTTCTTTTCTAATTGCCTCAAGGCTCTCATTATCTTTGATGACCTCGAAGCCCTTCGTGTTGAAACTCGACACCTTGACTCCCCTTCTCTCTACATCCTTCTGCAGGTCCTGCGACGCCTTCCAATGCCACATGTACCTTTCAACCAGATCGAGCGTGTACGGCGTTTCCTTGCCCTGCTGCCGCAGCTGATCGATCAGCGACTGCCTGATATCATGTTCCGTCACTTCTTACCACCTCTCGTTGCTTTCGAATACGCTTACCCTTCTGAACGGCAGCCTGGAAGATATGAGCCGGTCATATAACCGGTCATTAGCCGCTTCCACGCTTGCCAGGTTCTGTATGTCCCTGAGCCTCCCACGCTTTAAAATGTTCTTCTTGCAGACCGCCGGTGGAGTATCTACCCACACGTAGACGACCGGCATGTCCCGGAAGGCCACCTCTTCGTCCTGCGTCGGATAGCAGGTGATATGCGCCACGTCATGCCCTGCCTCGACAAGGTCCAGCGTCTTCCGGATCTGATCGGCCTTCTGCCAGCCCGGTACTGCGTCCAAATCCGTGAAGGTTTCGAAGTGACGCGCCGCCCAGGTGCTTTTTCCCGCGCCGATCAGGCCGCAAATGATAGTAATTGTATGCATAATTCAGAAAATTCCCATGTACGGCGGTTTTTATCCTCAGATCTA